GGCCTGCATTTATAGATGCTCAGCAATGTCTTGGTGATGCAAAAGAGTTATTGACAGCAGTGGCCCTTCATAGTGCAGTTGAAGCAACATTAAGAAAACAAAATTTAATAGAGACTGTTCAACCTTCAACAGGTGGGCCAGTAGATACTTATCAAGGTAAGAGAGTAATTATTGATGATGGTTGCCCTTATGAAGGAACAGGAGCTAACATGATATTTACGTCTTATTTATTTGGACAAGGGGCTATTGCATTAGGTAATGGTAATCCAGTAGGATTTGTATCAACTGAAATAGATAGAGATAAGAAGAAGGGGTCTGGTATTGATTATTTAATTAATAGAAAGACTAATATTCTTCACCCAAGAGGAATTAAATTTACTAATACAAATGTAGAAAAAACAGAAGGTCCATCAAGAAAAGAATTAGCAGATGCAGAAAACTGGAATCCAGTTTATGAAGCTAAGCAAATTAGAATTGTTGCATTTAAGCATAAAATCTAGGAGTTGATCCTATGTTAGAAAATGATAAATTAAACAAATTAAAAGAGCTTTTAGGAATTGAAGTAATAGATACATCTAAAGATACTATATTAGAGTTTGCACTTGAAGATGTTGAAAATATAGTCAAGGATCATTGTAATATTACTGAAATTCCAGAAGGTCTAAATACTACAGTAATAAGAATGGCTATGGATTTATACAGAAATGAGAACCTAGGTGATGAAAGTATTGCTCTAGGTTCTATTTCATCTATAAGTGAAGGCGATACATCAACAAGTTTTAGAAGTTCAGCAAGTGAATTTAAAGATAGTTTATTAAAGGATTATAAGTCACGACTCAATATATATAGAAAGTTGGCATGGTGATGAATAAGGTTTTAGAAGCAGCAAGAAAGCAGCACAGAAAAGCTATTGAAAGTATGTATGAACACACCTGTACTATTAAAGAGTATCAAGGTGTTAAAGATCCAGTAAGTAAACAAACAAGCAAAAAGCCAGTTACAGTATTAGAAGATAAACCTTGTAATATATCTTATGAGAATGTTAAAAATGCAAATTCAACAGATAGTGCTACTGTAATAACTCAGGTAATTAAATTAATCATTGCACCTGAGGTTGTAATTAAACCTGGTTCAAAACTTATTATTACAGATAAAAAAAATAATAATGTATCTGAATATAAAAACAGTGGAGTACCTGCAATATATTCATCTCATCAAGAAATAGTCTTAGAATTATTTAAAGGATGGGCTTAATATGGCAAGATGGGGAAGTTGTGACATCAGACAATTGAAAGAGATTCAAAAGAGACTGGAGAAACTTGACACAAATAAATTAGGTGAGATTTGCACAACTTTAACAAATGAATTAGCAGCTAGGCATTTAAGAAAAGTCATTAAACGTACACCTGTAGGAGATTATCCTAGTAGTAGCGGAAAAATGGGTGGAACTCTTAGAAGAGGTTGGAATATTGGAACTATAAATAAAATAGGCAATAGGTATGAAGTAGAGATAATAAATCCTACTATGTATGCATCTTATGTTGAATTTGGGCATAGAACTAGAAGTCATAAAGGGTGGGTAAGAGGCAGATTTATGATGACTATTTCAGAAAGAGAGTTAGAGGCACAAGCACCTAGAATAATCGAAAGAAGATTAATGGAGTATTTGGAGTGGTGTTTTAGATGATTAATGACATTGTTACCGCGATATCTCAAAAGCTTGATAGTGGGTTTGGTGATAAATATACAATTTATAGTGAAGATATAAAACAGGACTTAGAAGAGCCCTGTTTTTTTATTGGAGTTTTATCATCTAGTCAAGATAAGCAAATGAGAAGAACATATAAAAAGACAATAGATTTTGATATTCATTATTTTAGTGATAAAGAAGACAGTATCAATTCAGATTGCTTAGAAAAGGTAGATGGATTGTATTCAGCTTTAGAGTATATAGAAATTTATGGTCAAAAGTATAGAGCTTTAAAAATGAAACATGAGGTTGTGGATGATGTATTGCACTTTATGCTGCAATTCAATTACAACATATTAGAAATTATTAAATGTGCAAAGATGAAAACTTTGGAGGTAGATATGCATGGTAAGTAGGGCGTTTCCTAAAGAACAAATTTTAAGTTCTGAAAAATATACAAAATTAGAAAAAGATATATTAACAAGCATACTAAAAGATCAAAACTACTCAATAAAAGAAGTAGACAAAGTATTAAAAGAATTTTATGACAAGGAGGTAAAGTAGATGGCAGGTGGTACATGGATTAAACAAGATAAAGTTAGACCAGGAGCGTATATAAATGTTAAAGCTAAAAAGAATACAGATATTACTGTTGGAGATAGAGGAATAGCAACATTACCATTAGTATTATCATATGGTCCAGAACAAAAAGTCTTAGAAATAAGATATGATGATGAATTAAAAAGTATATTAGGATTTGATATTAATGATGATGCAGCTCTGTTAATAAGAGAAGCATTTAAGAAAGCAGAAACAATTCTTTTATATAGACTTAATAAAGGAACTGCAGCAACTGTAACACATGGGGAATTAGCAATAGCATCTAAATATACTGGAACTAAAGGAAATGACATAACTATAGTTATTCAAAATAATATTGATGATGAACTTGCTTTTGATGTAACAACATTATTTGAGGGAAATACAGTTGAAAAACAAGTAGTAAAGACTATAGAAGAATTAAAGGAAAATTTCTATGTTAAATTCTCAGGTTCAGGAGTTTTAACAATTACCGCAGGTATGCCACTAAAGGATGGGGCAGATGGAACAGTTACCAATAAGGAATACACTGACTACTTAACTGCAATAGAAGCTTTTGACTTTGATTGTATGGGAATAGTTAGTAAAGATAGCACTTTAAAATCTACTGCATACAACTTCATTACAAGACTTAGAGATAGAGAAGGCAGAAAGATACAACTTGTACTTGAGAACTATCCAGAGGCAGATAATGAAGCTGTTATATCTGTTAAAAATGGAGTTGTTTTAAAAGATGGTACAGTTATAAGTTCTGAAAAAGCAGTTGCATTTATGACAGGTGCTACTGCAGGAGCAGCAGTAAATAAATCAAATACTTATGTTGAGTATGAAGGTGCTGTTGATGTTGATAAAAAGTACAATGATACAGAAATTAAAGCAGCTCTTAAAAATGGAGAAATAGTGTTCACTATCTTTAAAAAGAAAGTAATTATTGAACAGGATATAAATACTCTTAAAACTTTCGCAGATGAAAAGACAAAGGTATTTAGAAAGAATAGAGTTATAAGAACTCTTGATGGATTAGCTAATGATATCTTTGATTTATATATGGAGAGATATGTTATGACAGGTGCTGATAATGATGAAGATGGAAGAACTTTATTTAGAAAAGATGTCATAGCACTTTTAAGAGCAAATCAAAAAATACACGCATTGCAAAATGTATTACCGGAAGATGTACAAGTCATTCAAGGCGAAGAAATAGAGGGGGTTGTTGCTAATGTAGCAGTTCAACCCGTGGATTCTATGGAAAAGCTTTATATGACAATATTAGTAGCTTAGTGAAGGAGTGAATTAACATATGAGTGAAACTGCAAGACAATTTATGCATTATAGTGATACTATAGCGGGAACGGAAGCAAGTGCATATATAACGATCAATGGTAGGAATGAACTTTTATTCTATGCCAAGAAGTTAGATTCTAAAGCAAAAAAGACTAAAAAAACAGGAAAAACCTTAGGGAATAGAGCACAACAAAATAAAGCAGCAGGATGGGAAGGCACAGGAACGCTAACAGTTTATTATGCAACGTCTATATTTAGAGAAATGATGATTGATTATATGAATACTGGAAAAGACGTATATTGTGATATAACTGTTACGAATGAAGATGCAACAAGTTCAATAGGTAAACAAACTGTTACTTTAAAGAGATGTAACTTTGATGAGGTTAGTATGGCTATGTTTGATTTGGAAGCTGAAGCTTTAGATGAAGATATGTCATTTACATTTGAAGGTGTTGAATTATTAGATAAGTTTGGAAAACCAGTATTAGTATAGAGAGAGAGGATTGATAAAACATGAATAATTTTGAAGATTTTTTAATGGATGGTTTTGAAGATGCAACGGAGATTGAAAGAGAATTAAGTATAGGTGGTAAAAAGAAAGTTATGAAGTTCATACCTATTTCTGCAACTCATGGTGATGAACTAAGGAAGAAGAATAGGAAAATAAGTTTTGTAAAAGGACAAAAGATAATTGAAACAGATCAAGATAAATATGTAGCTGATTTAATATGTGAAACAACAACTTATCCTGATTTGAAAAATGCAGAACTTCAAGAAGCTTGGGGTGTTAAGGGTGCACCAGAACTATTAAATGCAATGAAGTCAAAAATGAAAGATGGGGAATATGCAGAATGGTCATCAACTGTTAGTGAAATTAATGGTTATGATAAAAGCATGAATGAATTAATAGAAGAAGCAAAAAACTAATTAAGGAGGGTGATGGTGAAGCTGTATATGCTCATTACGCCCTCCATAGATTTAAAAAATTCCCACATGAATTAATGAATTTACCAAGAGAAGAAAAAGCTTTTGTATACGCATCTATAGATTATCAAGTTGAGAAGGAAAAGAAAGATGCAGATA